GTGTCTTGTGGTCGGAATCTGTCAGAATTTGCCCCACCCCCACCACCTACACGGGGGGCTAGGGCGTAGCGTAGCCGTTAGCGGGCATAGGGCGGGCGTACAGGGGCGCAATTTTCGCGGGTATTGTGTTTAGCCTTCTAGTTTTTCCGTGGCTTGTACGAGCCTTACACGGCTAAGGCGTAGCCTAGGCGCTAGGGTAAGGCTTTAGTCTTGTCTTTGTTTGTCTTCGCCTGTTTGTTTGTCTCTATCGGGCGGGCGTAGGCGGGCCGTGTAGGGCCTAGCTCTAAGGCGCTACCGTAGGCGCGGGGGTATGGCCCGCCCCTGTCTAGGTCTTCGCTTTGTGTTTTTGCTTTGTGTCTTCGTCTTCGGCATTAGGGGGACACTCAGGGCATACGGGGGGCGGGGTGGCCCTGTCTTTGTTTCTCTCTTTGTTCTTGTTCTTCGAGCCTGTAGCGGGGGCGGGGGGCGGGGGGTCAGATCGCTAGACAGACAGACACCCGCGCCCTGTCGCGGTAGCCGTGGCCTAGCGGATCAGGTCAAAGACAAACCCCTAAGCGCGTGGCCTAGGGGTTCGCTGTGTTGCTTTGTTGGTTAGCTCTTGAATCCTTGCTTTGATTCTCCAAGCAATATCCCGCCAACTATTGCGGTGAAGATACCAAGGCCCCAGCCTGTAGCCTTTGCGGTTGTCTTTGCTACTCTCACGGGCATTGGCGGGCGGTGTGCGATAATAGGGGCCACTGGTTTAGGGGCGTAGATTGCTCTCCTTTCTTGCGCCGTTAGCTTTGTTTCTTCTTCGAGTGTCGGGTCTGTCCTAACTCTTACTTTCTGCGCCGCTAGTATTGCGCGGGTTCTGTTTGCGTTAGGCATTACCAGCCGTCTTCAGCGTTGCTTAGTACCCGTTCAATTTTTGCGGGGGCTTTGTTTATCTGCTCCACAAATTGCGGGAATCTTGCGTGAAGCTCTGCCGCGTAATCTTCGCCACACTCACACAAGGGCGCGATGTCTCTGGCAAATTCAATCGCGTAAGATACTAGCCCAATCGCTCCGTTATCGCTTAGGCCGTTGGCCTTTGTAAATTCGCGCTGTATCGTTTCGGGTGTCCCATAGATTACAATTTCCGCCAAGCGCTCCAGCTCTCTTTTTATTGCTCCCATTAGTTTTCTTCTCTTTCGTTTGTGTCGGCATAAATTAGTGTCTGTTCACATTCCAGACATTCAAGCAAGTAGCCCGCGACAATTTCATCCTGTGCGGTTTTGCTTGACTCTTTCCAATAAGTGTCCCGCGCGATTACTACCTCATGCGCGTAATGTTTAGACAACATTTCAAGCGCTTTGATATGTCCAGCGCATTTGTTTACGGTGTTGCCACAAGTTCCGCATAACGCTCTAATCGTCATTTGTTTCCGCCTCTTGCTTTGATTCTCTAGTGTCTTCTAAGCGGTCTTCTATCAAGTCAAGAATTAGCCCAAAGCCTAACCCCGTATATCCCTCTTTCAGTAGTCCCCAGAATAGTTCGATGATATCCTCGGTGGCATATATTCCTTGGTTGTCGTGTGTCTTTTTGTAGTTCATTTTCTTTTCCCTTCGTTGTTTTGTTAGTTGTTTGCTAATTCTTCTCTGCTTATTTCGCTCCAAACTGTCGCGCCCTTTTCCCTGATACGGATAAAGATAAGCGCTTCCCAGTTTTCAAGTTGTGGTCTTAGCATTTCATAGTGCATCGCTTCAATTTCAAAGCGTGTCCAAGATCCGTCAAAATTTAGCTCTAGTTCATACTTCATCGTCTGTTTCTTTCCCTTGTAGTTTGTTTGTTTCTTCCTCTATTCCCTCGTATACGGGTGTCCATAATTCCCAGCGCTCTATCTTGTCCGCGATTGTTGCGAACTGTTTTTTAGTTAGTGCGGGTTCATCAAGCGCGAAGTCGTGGCGCGTGTAATACTGCCAGATGACAACCTCATCGGGGTCCGTGTATTTTTGCAGGATTTCGATTAGTTCCTTGCTGGTTGTTGCCATTTTGTTTTTCCCTTCTTGTTTTTTGTTTTTATAGTTTGTTTAGCCAGTGAGCTTCTAGTTGCTTTCTGGTTCTCCAGCCGTTTTCTTCCGTGTCAATTTCAAAGCCAAAAACTTTTCCAAGTGCGATTGCAACTTCGTCAGATAGGTCCAACCAGTCATAGCTTTGTGAGTAAAGCGTTGATGCGTTTTCATAACCTGGCAAGTCTTCGTCTTCGGTGTAATCACCTAGGACCACCACTCGATCACCAGCCCAACGACCAGAAAGACCCTCAAAGCTTTCCCAGTCTCCCCCGCCTCTAGCTGGTGAGGTCATAACTAACAGATATAACGCGTCAGATATTGACCCGTTGTCTCCTGTCTGTTCGTATTGTTTCGCACCCAGTCCGAGATTGTAAGGTTGCACTTGTTCTTTTCTGTCAAGGTTAACTAGCTTGTGATATTGTCCCATTAGTTTTTCTCCTTATCATTCGCTTGTTCGATTGCTTCTTCTATTGCCTGCTCTGGTGTTTTCCCAGTAAGGTCTACGGTTATATCTTTAGTTCCAAATCCAATTAGGATTAGTTCTGCCATTTTTTTATTCCCTTTCGTTTTCTTCTTCTTGTTTTTCTTCCGTGATTTCGGAAAAAGCTTCTTCAACTTCTTTTAAGTAATGGTTAAATAAGTCAATACTCATTAGGCTAAATATGGTTGTGTCTGGCGATAGTTCGCCGATTGTTTCTTGCCATGTGTCGCTTTCATCCATAGACAAATAGCGCCATTGTTCCAAGGTGTCTGAGTGATAAACAGGAACTAACCCGTCTGCTATTTCATACAAGTCATCTTCGGTTATGTGTTCCCACTCGTCTAAGAGTTGTTTTTTGATTTCTGGATAAGTTGTCATTTTTTCCCTTTCTTTTTTGATCTTCTCAATTTGCGTAAGCTGTAATTTTAGGGCTTTCCTCTTTGTGGTTCCGCCAGTAGTTCGCGCAACTGTCGCAAAGTTCGTAAATTGTCGCAATTCCGTCTTCGTCAAATTCGCCAAAAAATTCGGCCATGTCATAGCACCCAGTCATATCACAAGTATTCATTTTGTCCCTTTCTCAATTTGTAAAACAAAAGCCAAGACAAGCGACACCAACAAAAGCAACGCGCCTGCCGTGTGTTGTCCGTTGTCCTGTAAGTCCCAAGCAACCAACAAAGCAACAAACAAAAACACCATGTTAAAAACTGTCTTTGTCATTTTTTCCCTTTCCTGATCTCGATTAGTAGCTAATGATTTTGAAGTGTTCGGTGATAAATTTTCCCGCCTCTGTTTTTGTTAGTGTCCAATAGCCGTTTGATTTTTGCGTGGCTTTCCAAGTGTCGGAGAATCCAAGCTGTTTATATTCGGCGTTTAGCTTTTCGGCGTTTCTTATTGCCGCGGCCTGTGTCTTGTATAGGCGTGAACTGTCTGGCATTTTTTCCCTTTCGTTAGGCCCCTGCGGGCGATAGGTCCAGAATAGCAGTTTTTTGTCTTTTTTTGTGTTTTTTTCCTTTTTTCCGCGTGTCGTTATCAAATTGTTATTTTAGGGTTTTTGGCCCTGTTTCATCGTTTCGGGCCGATTGTGTGTTTCACCTCTTTATTGTGTCTGCCCTGCCCTGTCTGCCTTTATCCGTGTCTGCCTGTCTGGCGGGTTGCTTTTTTGTCTTCGGGCGGCCTTGTGTGTCTTGGGTTTGTCTGTTTGTTGTCTCAGGGCCTGCCCGTGTTTGTCTTTCGGGCCGTGTCTGTCGGTGTCGGTTTCCTTGTGCCTGTCGCGCCGTCTGGCCCTGTCTGCCCGTCTCAGTCTTTCGAACAAATGTCCGATCTAGCCCGTTCGAACAAATTTTCGAAACACTTGTTCGAGTGGCTTTTTGGCCCTGTCTGGCTGGCTGTCCAACCGAATCTGACCGAATATTGACCGAATCCTAGCTTTCAGTCGAACCGAATCTTGACCGAATTTTGGAATCTCTGTCGCTGACTGTTGAACCGAATCCGAACCGAATCTCAAAGTCAAGTCAAGATTTTATTTTGTTAGCGGCTTGTTGCCTCGGCGTGCGTTGCAGGATCTATGTGCTGGGGCTAGTGGACTGTTGGGGTCTCCTGGTATCAAGTGGTCAGCCTGAAAGGGGTCATCTATTCTCATGCCCTCGTTGCATAGGTGGCAGTAAAGGGCTGAGTCTCGGACTTGCTTGGCACGCTTTCTGTAGTCCCCTGCGTACTGGCCTGTTTCTCTTTTTCTTTCGGCACGCTTGGCCTCTAGCCTTTGCTCAATCATTGTCTGGTGAATCTCACAGCGGGATGCGCCTTTGGTCAGCCTTCCACAATCTAGGCAGGGTTTTGCGTACATTAGGCCCCCCCTCTTTTTTTGCTTTTGCTGGAAACTTTCCCAGTAGGAAAGGCCCCCCTTGTTTTTCTATTTCTCTTTTCCAGCCCAACCATCCCCCTTGAAGGTGACAGCAGGCTTATCAAACATTCTTGTCATCTCTAAAGCACACTTAGCGCAGATTGGTTTGTTCTCCTCGGCTGTGATTGACCGAACAATTGTCGTTGTATCTCCACACTTGCATTGGTACTCATAAGCAGGCATTAGTTTATCCTTATGTACTTTCCGTTTAGCTTGCAGTTCTTTAGCAATTCTGCCTCTGCCTCTCCGTAAGCAATCAAAACTGACGGACTTCCTGCCGTGCCACCTAACTCGCCATCGGGCTTGTGAAACTTGAGTCTTCCCTTTAGAAACAAAATCCCAGTAGCTTTATCCCAGACATGATCGAAGAAAGCTCGCGTTTCTGTCCTAGCGAACACTAGAGCCACCCCCCCCCCTGGGTGGGTGGCAAGCTTCTCAAGGAATGGAGACATCTTTGGTCCGTAAGGTGGATTGCACCAGACGCGACCAGACCAAGCCTGGCTAAGTCCATCGTCTTTGATTGTGTAGTGATTCTTAGCTGTGTCCCATGGTCTGTCTTCAGAGGCGCATGGATCTAAGTCAAACGGACCAAGAGCTTCAAGAATGTGTGGCGGAGTTAGCCATACATCGGTAGCTGAGACCGTTGTTTCGTTTCCTAGACTTGGCATTACTTCCTATTGAATGGTGTGTTGCAGGTTAGGCAGACCGAAGGCAAAGAGCTTTTGGGTCCGATAATCATTTCAAGCATGTGTCCATTAGGGCAAATCAAAAGTATCGCTACCATGCTTCACTCAGTATCTTTTCGTAGATTTCTTGATAGGTAAGTTTTTGACCTGTTCGGTAGCTGATGTCCCACCACTCCATCTCAATACTAGAAATGACATGAGCAGGGCGTACGCAGTTAGGATTGTCGCAAGTACGAGCGCCCAGAGTGTTTTTTGCGTCTGGTTCGTTCCAGCAATAGTTTTTACGATTTCTGGTTTCCTCTCTTACCATGATCTATAGCTTGTAGACCGTGCCTTGGAAGTGAACCTGTCGCTCTAGTTCAAAGCAAACTATTCCAGTTGCGCTGTCAGTTCCCGACTGAAGCCTGAACCAATCCGAGCCGTTGTCCATAGTGCTTGCCTGAATCCAGTAGCGTGATCCGCCGTTATGCGACTGACCAAGTTCTTCTATCCGAAGATGATGGAAATGACCGCTGACAAATGTAGTCCAGGCAGCAATCGGCGCATTAGAGAATCCTTGCTTTTGTAGCCAGCCTTCCATACCGTTAGGTCGTTTTGCCTGATGTCCATGAGCTAAACCGATGACATGAAACTTGTCATCAAATACATCAAACGCCAGCGACTCATCGTAAGAATCAGGGATTAGGTAAGTGACATTCATACCCAACTCGCTACTTAGTCTACGAAGCTGTTGCAAGATAACTATGCCCCAGTCATCCTGTCCTGGCTTGCCAACAGTCTGTCCATTGAAGCGCCACTGACAGTGATTGGAAGCAACCGAAGCATAAGTCACAGGTGCGTACTTGTGAGCCAGCTTGACCAAATCCCATAGCAAAGCAGCAGCCATGTCTACCTGTTGCATTGGACTAAGGTCGTTTGACTCTAGCTGAGCAAACTGAGCTGAATTGGAAACTGACTCAATCATGTCTCCAGCGTCAAGGATAACAACTTTTTCGTAGCCACCCTTCTTTAGCTTCTGCTCGATTCGCTCGTAGCTTGCAAAGACTCTTGCGATTAGGTCTTGAGTGTTTCCTCGTGATCCTGTCTTACCTACTTGAAAGTCGGCTGGGACAATCACTAGGGCTTTGCCTTCGGCTGTTTTCTTTGTGACTGGCAACTTTGTCTTTTTTGCCTGAGCATAAAGTGTCGGTAGGTCAAGTTCTAATTCAGCTTTCATTCTGAAGTTGAACCGCCAAGAAACCAACCAGGCTCCACCCTCGCGCTGTTGCCAGCGTGAAGTTCTGACTGGACCGTAAATCTCTACTCTCTCAGGGTCAAAGCCTTGGTCAATTAGAAACTGAGTAAAGTCTGGTTGGTCTCCTGTGGTCGGTGGAGTGGTGGCAAGTCCGTTCATGCCATCAAATTCCACCGCAGGCCGCCAATCCCTAGGGGCCGTAATCTTAGGGGTTGGCTCTAAGTTTTCAAGCACAGCTACATCCGCCAGCTCTGTGTTTACGAATCGGATGCTCGCTAATTGTCATGCCACGCTTTCTTAGCTCTGTTGCAAGTGTGAATGTGGGCCAGTCCTCGTTAGTTAGAGCTGCCTCTAGTATTTGTCTATCCTTGGCTTCTAGCGATTCAAGCAAAGTTCTTACCTTGCAAGCCAGTTCCTTTTTGGGTGGTGTTAGTCCTTCAAGCATTGTTATTCCCTTCATTGCTTACTTGTTTTGCCAAAGCATCAAGTTCCGCTTCAAGCCTATGGTATTCGACATCAGCAGCCTTTCTCATTAGCTGTGTCAATTCTAACCGAATCGTGTCGAAATCCTGAGACCAGACTAGGTTCTTGTCTTCTAGTAGCTTTATTGCTTTTTCTAGCTCATCCATGATTTAGCCTGGCTTTGATTAGTCTTCTAATCTTGATCCACACGGCAACGACTCGGCGCTGGTAGTAGCGATATTCAAAGACATTCCAGCGTCTTCTGACCCCTAGGTGCTTTGCCATCAGGACTCCTCGACAATCTGTACAATCTTTTCCATTGTCTCTGTACCCATGCACATACTAAGCACGGCATCGTTTAGCAAGTTGTAGATAATCATTTCCCGCAGATGTTCTGCCATCTCTTTTGCTCCGCGCTCGTAGCCTTTTGCGTAAACTTTGGCTTGTTTGTTTGCCTCAGCTAGATTGAATAGCCTCATTTGGGTCCCTTCCGTATTTCTTCTGTATAGCAATCAAGCCGTCTTCTATCTTTTGTAGGTCTGCCGCTATTGAGTCAAGCTCAATTCCAACCAGCTCTAGCTTTGTCTCTGTTGTAAAGTCCTCATCCATTTACTTCTCCCTTTATCTCTCTTTTTAGAAACTCAAAAGCATTGGTCCAAGATACGCACCCAGGGCAATCACAGTTAGTTTCCTGCTCGTGTTGGTCCAACAGGTGAATGATGTGCTGTTGTTCTTCTTTCCTACCGAAGCTATAGCCACTCTTGAAGGCTCTAATTGAGGTAGTTGCAATAATGTCTTGTAGGTCGCTCATAGTTCTCCCTTGGGTCTGCGATCAATGTGGTTTAGGTGGTCAAGGATGATGTTGCAAGTAGCAACATCTAGCCAACGGCTTAGGCGAAATGCCTCAATCAACGACTCAACAGCCATCTGCTCATCGCGTCTGCCCTGGTTGTAGGCAGCTAACTTATCTCGCGGATACAGGAAAGATAGAATCCTTCTCAATTTGTATCCCTTCAATTAGGTCCGTAATAATCTTTGTTGCCTTAGTAGCAGTCGGATATGCGGCGTTTATCAATCGCAACACTTCTTCCTTCATCAGCCTTCTGCCGATTACTATTCCCTCAGCTTGAGCTACTCCATGGTTGTACTGGTGCGGATTGAAGTCGCTCATGTCTAGGTCAATCTCTAGTGGTGGGTGTGCTGGCATTAGTTCCTTCCCCAAACAATCATTTGACGGTTTGCTGCCGATCTATCTCTCTTGCCCGTGTCTTTCACGAGTCCAAGCCTTACTAGCTCAGCACGGCGTGACCGAATCCCAGACTCGCTGGCTCTCGGTGCTTTGTTTTGTCTGGCTAGTTTTGAATAGTTTGCAACCAGTTGCATGTCTGACTGGTGCTTGCGAAGAAGACTCAGAATGGCCTTCTTGGTTTTGCTTACATCCTTTACTGACTTAGCAGCATCGTGCGATGTCTGCGGGTCAGTCTTTCTTGCCTGTGGCATTTTCCCTCTTTCCCTTATGTCAGCTATTTAGCTAACAAGATGAAAATAGCAAAAAATCACAGAAAAGGCAAGATTTAGGTATTTTTATTCTTCGGCGTGTCGGATAGCTCTGACCTCGATAGTTGCGCCTGGTTCTATCCCTTGGGCATACAGCTTGCGAGCGCTAATACGGACTATGCGGCTGTCATCGGCATACACACCGCCAATAGCTAGAGCATCTCCTACTGACCGAATCAGCTTGTCAAGATCGGGTGCAACACTTGGCAATGAGCGTTTGACTGACGCTGGCTTTGACATGTAGAAATTCACGATTAGCTCGACTGGCTCGTCTAGTGGAACCCAGTCTGCGGGTAAAGATTCTATGCAAGCTTGGACAATGGCTGTGCGCCAAGCCTTATGTTTTTTGGAATTGACTTGAACAATACGCCCATTCATAATGGCGTGCGAGCCTTGTGAGGCTGGGTCTCCAGTCACGGAGATAGTGAAGTTAGTTTCTGACATAAATCATCCAGGCGGCACTAAGGCCAGCCCAGATGTAAAAGAGTCCAACAGC